TTCTTATGTCTCAGGACTCTTCTGGTCTACTAAGAATAATAAAGAATATACATTTAGATCAACATATGAATTTGCCTACTTCTTCATGTTAGAGAATGATGACAATGTAGAATCATATATCGTTGAACCTTTTGACATCTTATACCGTAGTCCTAAAGATAATAGGGTACATAGGTACATTCCTGATATAATAGTGTTGTATGGAAATGGGTCCCTAAAGATAATAGAAATCAAACCTAAGTGTATGACCACTGACCCCGTAGTAGAAGCCAAAGCAAAAGCAGCAAAAAAGTATATAAAGATGTATCGCTTAGATGCTACATACGAATTCATAACAGAAGAAGATATATTTAACACATCACAAGACTATGTTAAATTAAAAAATTTATTAATGAAAGATGAAAAAGGTTTATTCTAATGGGTAATGGTAAAAACAACTCTGGCAACTCTTTGTTTTCTCAAATAGATAACAGACTACAATCAATAGATATAGAAACTTCCGGTCTTAATGAGAAGAAAGATTTTATATGGTCAATGGGTAAAGCAGGTAAAGGTGGAACAAAAGAGTATTTTACTAAAGCGCCAAGTGAAGAAAAACTAGAAGGACTACTAACAAATGATATATTTGGTATCAGAGGATACCATGATGAATATAAAGCAGCAATTACTGCAGGAAAAGACTTACCATTAAATCAGGCAATTAATAAATTATTTAGTGAAGTAGACAAAGAGTCGATCATATTAGTACAGAACATAAATTTTGAGAACAAATTCATAGGTGAAGCCTTAAGAGGCGGCGCAGGACAAAACATAAAGTCATTATTTCCAGATGCAGCATACCCAGATAAAGGAAGGATACTAGACACCTCTAAAGAGATAACAGATTTACGACATGAAGCAGCAAGATCCGAAATGGTTTTGGGTCGAAGTACAGATCCAGAAGCTCGCAAGAATCTAGTTAAAACCATATCATCTACATACAACAAGATGATAGAACAATACCAAACAGAATTCAGAAGAAAATCAGGTGCTGTAACAGTAGAGCTCATGGACATATCAAAAGCCATGTACTCCCTAGCAGCAGAAAAGAATCAAATATCATCAGAACATCTATCAGTTGGTACTACAGTAGACTTCTTAAAGAAATCACTATTTGCAGGTACTGGAGCAGAGAAGCATACTGCAGCAGCAGATGCTGAAGATCAGATAAAACTATTCAATAGAATGTCTGAGTTGTACAAGAGACTTGAAACAAACACTTTATCAGGTGAAGACTTTAAAACATTTGCTAGAATCAAAGCCGCACACCCATATGAGTCATCAAGGCAATTCATATCAGGATTGCGTAATACCCTAGAAGAAATAAAATCATCAACAATATATGATGCATCAGGAAAAGAAGTTAAACCTGGCGTAACAAAGATAAGAAAACCAGAGCAACCAGGATATCAATCTGATGAAACTGTAAGTTGGACTTCTTCTTCAAAGGAGGCCAGAGATAACGTCGTAGAAAGATATATAAATAGAGGAACTAAAGGTTTAGATGTAGAAGAATTCTCTGAAAAAATGAACGGTAAAACATTAGATGAACAGATCTCCTTCCTAAAAGAACAAGAAGATATATTTAAGGGAAAGGTTACACGTAAATTAGCAGGTGGTAAAGATATAGCATCAGATATAAAAAGCTCTTTTACGGATTTCAAATATAAGAAAACAGCAATTGGTGGCCTATTAGCAGCTGGTATATATGCGATGACTAGTGATAGCGAAAATGATAAAATAGATTACGAAGAAAAGAAGCAAGAGATGATGCAGGCAAGAAGCAATGAACGCACATTCTCTATGTTCTCAAAACCAGAGGTATACCATGGCACAGGCCTACACCTATGGGAAAACGCAGTAAGACATCACGAGTACTAATATGGCATTTAATTCTAAATACAATTCATCATGGGGCGAGGTTAGTAAACCTATTAGCACCATTATAGGTAGTGGGGCATTTACTGCAGCTAAGACATTAGCGACTGGAGCAATCGGAACAGTGGCTGGTGCTGCTGCAGGTACTATCGGCTTAGGAATATCTGGAATAGATATATCTAAAAAAATAAAATCCAGAGTACAAAATCACAATTTCAAGACACAAGAGAGATTAGATTCCTTAAAAAATAAAGCTTCTACTTATGGTTCTGATATAAAGAATCGTTCTAAAGCATTTGGGACTAGAGTATCAACAGGGGTAGCAGAGACACTAGGTCCTCCAACAGCAGCAGCAGCAGATTTCACAGCTACAGGTGCAAAAAAAGTAGCTTCGGGTGTATATAGCAGAGCTGCTGGAGCAGGACTCATAGCTTTAGCAGGTGCAGATGCAGTAGGTAGCAAAGCAGTTGAGGTAGGTACCAAGGTTGGTAGTAATATTGGTGGTAAAGCAGCTGAGGTTGGTAGCAAAGTAGCTAGCAATGTTAGCACCAAGGCTGAAGGTGTATTAGCTGCTGGTAGTACTGTCAAAACGGCTTCATTAATGAAAGGAACAGAAGTCATAAGCGAAGCGTATAATAAAGCGTCTAGTTCTATTCCAGCACAGATGGCTAGTGTTGCAGGTAAATCAATTGCTGGTGACGCAAGAGATTTTGGCAATAAAGTCGCATCAGCAGCTCCTGGCTTAAAAACTGCTGCAGCAAACTTAGGTGGTAAAGCAGCTACCAAAGCAGCAGAAATTGGTGTTGGACTTGGTATGGCTGGTCTTGGAACTGGCATGTGGGCATCTGGAAAAGTTTCTCCATACCTAAAAAGTACTTCTAATTGGGCAGGTGCCAAAAGTAAATTATTTGACGAACGCATGTGGCAAAAAAGAAAGGATATAGATGCTTCAAATAAGAACATGATCAATAGAGGACACCAGGGTCCACATGCACCTGGTGGCACTACAGCAGGTAATTATTTTGCAAAATCTGCAATGGCTCTAACTGTAGGCTCGGGAATAACAAGAGAGACTGCTATGAATGCAGCTGGCTTCCTAACAAGACATCAAAAATCAGCAATGAAAATGGGTGGTATGGCAGCAGCACAAGCATGGATGATACCTTTAGGTGCCGCTACAGGTGGGGCTATGACCATGATGGATGGTGGTGGATTAGAGAACTATGTTGGAGGATATGTAATTCCAGGAGCCGCATTAGTAGCAGGTGCATCAGCTGGTTATAATCTAGGACAAGGTCTAGCGAGATTACCAGGATTAGGAGGTCTTCTAGGCAAAGGTATAGTTGGTGGATTTGCTGCAGCAGGTACAGTCGCACTTGGAGCAGCAGGCATAGGCCTAGGTGATATGTTTGAGACTTATGCAGATTCTAACAATATGACAAATGAATTTGCAGAAAGTATGAAGTATGCTAAATTTACTAATGATTTTGATACATCACAGAAACAACTAACACATAGACAAAGAACATTAAGTAAACTATCAAAGAGTGGGTTGAATGATAGAGGTACCTTACTAGGAAACGAAGCACAGGTAATAGCAGGAATAATATAAGCATGTCTGACATAGAGAATACAAAAGAGATAAAAGAATCATTCGGGAATACTCCATTATCTAAAATATACTGGAGGGACTATCTTGAGGCTAAGAATTACGGTTCTGATATAAATTCAATGTGTGAAGAATGCATTGAAACACAGATAGCTAGATATGGAAAAAGACAAATTGAATGTAAAGGATTGGCATCGGCAGACATGTTGGTTGATGAAAAACTTAAGCATCTATTCTCAGATGAGGATATGGATACAGCTGAGCAGCTAGCTAATCCATATGCATGGGCTAATAGGAATATACATAAGAAGAAATTTACTGAACGCTGGTATCAAGAGATGTTTACTAGATGTACCAGCAAACGTCTAACACTTAGATGTGGTAGACGTGCTGGGAAATCATATGCCATGGCATTAAAGATGTTACATAGAGCAATGATGACTGAATGTAAAATCTTGGTAGTAACTCCATATGAGGTTCAGGCAGAAGAATTAATGAATCTTATACTTGAATTCGTTTGGGCACTCAATCCAGATTATGGAGATTACGACTCCATAATAGAGAAATTCATTAAGTCACCTACTTACTTTATGAAGTTCAAGAACCACTCAAGAATAAGAGCGTTCACAACTGGTGCATCTGGTGCTGGTTCAGTTCGTGGACAGGCAGCAGATATTATTGTTTTAGACGAAGTCGACTACATGTCAGAAGCAGACTTCAATTCAATCCTTGCCATCCTAGCAGATAATCCAAACGTAGAATTATGGGTAGCATCAACACCAAATGGTAAATCACAACTATATAGACTAGAAGAACTAGAAGACTATAGGTCATTTCATTTCCCATCATTTGTATTACCACATTACAATGATAAATTAGATAGAGAATTCAAAGGACAGTTTACAGATATAGGCTATGTTCAAGAAGTAATGGCTGAATTTGGTGAAGGTGAAGCTAGTGTATTTCAGGATTTCTTTATAGAAAAGAATACATTAAAAGGCATAGACAGAAAAGATATAATGCTAAATAGAGATAGATATATAGTTTTTCTAGGAGGAGACTGGAATGATGACAAAAATGGAACAAGACTACTAGCAATAGCATTTGACAAAGAGACAAAACAATTCATCGTAGCAGAGAGAAGAAGAGTCTCTAAAGAGGGATGGACACAAGTTGCAGCAGTTCAGGAAGTAATAGAATTCAACAGAAAATATAACTTTGATTATGTATATCTAGATGAAGGATATGGTGTTTCAAATATACAATTTATAAAACAATATGCAATAGACAAGAGGGGTGTCTTACCAGTAAGTCATCCAGATTTAAAATTATCAGAAGTCGTAGGTATTAACTTCTCCTCAAAGGTAGAAGTTATACCAGCAGAAGGTGGAGAGCCAATCAAGAAAGATATGAAAACATACCTTGTTGAAAATACTGTTCGCCTATTAGAACGAGATTCATTAAAATTTGATATGGAATATGATAAAGAACTATTAGCTCAAATGAATGCCTATGTAATATTAAGAACTACACCAACAGGTAAACCAGTATATGGCTGTGAAGATACTAAAACAGGAGACCATGATCTAGATGCTTTTATGGTTGGATTATTAGGATGGAGTATGGAAAATTCAACATTCTTAAATCATGCTGTAACAGATACACTTGTCAAGCTTGTATCTAGAGAAGAAATGGGAGAGTCAGAATCAGCAAATGAATCAATTGGACCAGGATTATTTGCAACAACCATGAATAGAAAAAGCCCAACAAGGCTGTTCAACAGTAAAATAAACCGTTATAATAGAGCAACTTTCGATAAAAATAATACCCAAGGATTATTGGGTATAACTAGAAATACCAATGTGTTAGCACACACAAGAAATGATAAAAATAGGAGATCTGAATTTTAATGGCTACCATTACACAATCACCAGAGACAGCAACCATAGATGAAAATACGGTGGATCAAGCTGTAGGTTTATGCTATTTTGATCCAGAAACAGAAACGCTTATAGAGATAAGCGAACTTCCTGATATGTTTTTATCAGTGGAACCAGAAGGTGCAGCAATTAGAAAATTCTATATGGTTATGTCACCAGTAGAAAACATAAATTGGGTTCAGCTATTTATCATATCTAACGATTTTAATACTACTACTTATTCAATTAAAGTTATCATAAGCGAAGATGAACCACCTATAAGTGCATTCAGTATACTTCCATCTTATAATAGTTACAAGATAGAAAATCCACCAATAGGTGAGTTTCTATCTGTTTGGCTTTTAATAGAAAACATTTCTAAAGTTAATGAAATAGTAAATGTAGGATTAAGATTGACATATGACTAATCTTGAAACACGTAAGCAGGAATCTCTAGATGCTATAAAAGCCCTAAGAAGAATCAAGGCAACACTTACTGATGACTTATCAGAAGTGAGAGTTGCCCTAGATGAAGATGCGAATCCATCCATCAAGAGAGCAATTGATCAAATATTTGGAGAAATGAAAGAGAATGATCCAAGGAAAGGATACATAACATTCGATATGTATATGGAGTGCTTACGGATATTAAAGGCTGCAGGTCAAGCTAAGGCTAGTTCAATACTTGAAAGAGAATTTGTTTAATGGGATTGCCAATAAACTTTATAGACTATTCGTCATCTTTTATGATGGCAAGGATAGAAGCAGAAATATACATGCGCATATATCAATATGCCGCAGAAGATTTCCGTTCCACTTTTGATTGCAATACAGCCCATCAGAGAGTAATAGCTTGGCAGACACAATCAGAACTATCTGTGTCTAACTATGCTGCACAAATAGCTTTCCATATACACGAAGCACCAGAGGGCCCGACATCTCCACCTATACCAATGACAATGTATCAAATGGTAGTTCCTGCCTTACCACCATTAAATTTGACTGGAAGAATAGATAACGTAGCTGGTAATTTTGTAATACCAATGCCTAATTTAAGTTATATAGATCTATCATTTAGATCTTTTAATTTCTCTATGCCTTCATTCAGGAGAGGTTTTCAAATACCTATAGCTTACGGACCAATATCACTAGCGATAAAGATAGAATAAATATGGATAAAGACAAGCTACCAACAGCACAAGAGCCCAACTTGGGTCTTAGCGATTCTATGTATCATGCACAAATTATTGTTGATGCCTTCTCGAAAGCATTACAAGAAAAGCAGTGCATGTCTAGAATACCAATAGCAGTATATACTGAATCAGAACTATATGAAGAACGACTGATAGATACATTGAAGTACTTTGGTGAAGATGAAAATACTAATCCATTACTCATACCTAATCAGACATTTACATATTCAGTCCCTGGTGATCCAGATTTATCAGAAATTCAGGATCCAAATCAAAGAACTGCAACATCAGATCCGCAGGACTTCCGAAGAAGTTGGGCTGATGAATGTTTTGATTGTGGAGCTGAATTTCCAGAATTGGATCTAGATAGTTTATTTGATGCCATCCTGAGAAGGATAAAAGACTTCATAGAGCAGATCAAAAATATGTTTAATTTTGATCTGCCTAACTATTGCCAATTCTCATATATGTTATCATGGATATGTATACCTGATTTAATTGCAATACTAGCATTAATACTTGCAGCTATATTAAAATTAATAGGATCTATATTCCTAGGTACGTTCTCATTAGCTGCTTTTATACTAGGCATAATACAGACAATAATTGGTGCACTATTAAGATTTGCACTAGCTATGATAAGATATGCAATGAAGCCAATCTCTTGCCTATTAGATACATTAGCTCAAATAGCAAACAACATACCTTCAGATGAAGTATTACAAAATAGATTATCAGAAGAAGAATACGAACTATTACATGGTGAAAGACCAGATGGAGAAGCCGAAGATCTACCATCAGCAATAGATAGTATGAGAAGAGCAGCTAATGGTATTTCAACAGATGCAGGTAATTCTATAAAGAGTGTATTTGAATCAATAAGTTCAACAGTTGAATTTGCTGCAGGATCAGTAGATGATTCAATAGAAGATATGTTTGGATTAGTTAGTTATTTAGAATGTGAACCAAAAAGAAGTGGTGTATCAATATTTGAAAAGGTAAATCAAGTAATAGAACTTGTTCAAATAGCCAACATAATTATGGCACTAATAGATAAGAAAGCAGCTAATAGCGCTCGTGATAAATTATGTAAAGATGTAAATGATGGTACAGAAAGATTTGCATCAACTGGTGAACCAGTATTTGATCCTCAAAGCCTAATAGATGATAAGATTAATAATGGTGGATTAAAGCCTGGTGAGATAGCAGAGATACTACAAGAAGCTCTAGGTGTGGATACTACGATAGTAACTGATGATAACTCCACAGAAATAGGTTTATTAATAAAGAAAGAAGTAGAATATCAAACAAGATTAAATCTATATAGTTGTGATATGTCTGACATAATCAAAGAATACAATCTTGAACCAATAATAGATAGAGCAACAGCAATACCAGAAGATGCTTTATTTGGTGATGGCCCTGGATTACCAAGTACTATAAACATAGAAAGTGTTAATGTATCAGATGCAGAAACTATTGCTTCTAATGGGGGATTCCAATTTTTACCATTCGATATAGCAGTCGATGCAAATCTTTCCACAAATGATATAATAAAAGAATTAATCTCCACAAAGATAAGAGACAATCTTGTCGATGGAGATAATAGTGCTAACAAAGATTTTACTAATATAGATTCTGGAATAAAAGATCCAGACACAATCCCTTCAGTTGAAGACTATGGATTAGGAATACCAGTAAGGGGGGCAATACCAGCTTCTACGTTTAATAAATCAGTAGAATTAAAATGTGGATCTGTTGCCAGCATAGAAGAACAATTTTCAATATTTGAGGACAATACTTAAAATGTCAGATCTACTTTTTCAAACTAATTATAATCCAGAGACAGGAAGACAATCCTTTTCAGATCTGGTTAAACCATTAACTATTTATAAAACTAAGAATCCATCTATGTCGTTTTTTACGACAAGAAGTATTCCATTTAGTGGAAGTAAGAGAGCATTTGATAATGGTGAGTATGACCTGTATGAAACAGGGAGAATAATAGATACTGAATCACTAGTCATGAGGGCATTTAATAAAAAGAATACCTTAATGTTTAGAGACGGATACGAGATCAGGTCGAAGAACGAAGAGAATCTAAAGTATGTAAAAAAGAGACTAGCAGAGATAGAGTTTGTTTCAGAAAGAAAATTTGACGACATCTTAAGAGAATACGCATACAACCTTGTAGCATTCCACAATCCTTATATAGTTAAGGTGAGAAAAGAGGAAGCATCTACTGGGGAAGTTAGGAAGCATAAAGGCAAAAAGAAGTTAAAGCCAGTAGCAGCTTATTATTGTCTTGCTCCAGAAACTATGGAGAAGAGATTAAACGATTCTGGTGAAGCTACCAGGTTCAGACAATACATGGGGATGAATGGTAGATATAGAGAATTCGCTGAACATAACATAATATATACTCCCTTCAATAAGAGAAGTGGATTCACCATGGGGACACCCCCATTGGAATCCACC